TCACATCAAGCAGCTTCATACCGCCAGACTTACTCATCACAAAAGATATTGGAGTTCCCTTTGCACTCACGCCATACTGCGGTGTGGTGCTAAATTCTTCAGTTGGCTTAATCTTTAACGCAGCCTCCAAATACTTTGCTGCAATGTCTGGATAGCCTTCTCTATTAGAAATAATGTATTTATTCATTGCGTCTTGATACAACATTTCTTGCTGAGACATTCTTTGCGTAGGCGCTTGCACTTGCTGACCAATCAACGCTGCACGCGCAACGGTAGGACCAGCAGGTAGACCCTCCATAGATATAGCTTGATCTGGTGTGATCGTTGTGACTTCACCACCACCACCCATTTGCGGTTGCATTTGTTGAGTTTGCAACGCTCTGCGGAAGTCTTCCTGACGCTTGGCTTCAGACAGTTTCTGTCTTGTCAACAAACTCTGCACAGCACCTTGCTGTGCTTGCTGATACCCACCAGCACCTGCTTGCAAAGCACCGCCAAGGGCTTGACCTAAAGAGATAGGTGTACGGCTTGGACCGCCAGCCTGTAAGAGTGCTGCTGCTGCTTGCAGCAACGCTTGGTTTCTAATTCCACTTTGCTGATCAGCGCTCAGATAGTCTTCGAGACCAGTACCGCCACCGCCAAAGAGTAAACCGCCAAAGTCTTGCATTGTTGCCATCATCTACTCCTTACAGGAAACCAAGCAGACCGCCAGCTAAAGCACCATACTGCGCACCGCTTGTACCGCCAAATAATGAACCCAAAGAAGCACCGCCCAAAGCACCGCCAAGGGCAGATGCTGTTTGATTTCTATATATTGGATTTGTAGTGCTTTGACCGAGATTTGCAGGTTGCAAGCTCAAAGCTCCTTGCGCCACATTCAAACGCTCTAGACCTAAGTTGCGTTGTGCATCGAGTCTTTGTTGCTCGTATTGACGACGCAATTCTTCTTGTGAAAGTCCAAGGTTCTGAGCCTGTGCAAAGCCAGCCTGACGAAGTTGTGCAGACAAGTTACCTGCATTGCGCAATGCTGCTTCGTCTACCAACGCCCTAGTTACGCCTTGGCGTGTACCGCCAAACGCTCCTGCTGCGGTTGCTCTCGCACCTTCAGCAGATATTTGACCTTGACGAGCACGCTCAATGTCAGCCAATGTGTTTTGTACAACTATATTTTCGTAAGGGTTCATGTAATTCTGAACCATACCAAGGTTGTACTCAGGGAATTCAGCAAACTGTCTTTGTCCTAAATCACCAGCCGTTGCTCTGGCTTCCGCAAGATTTTGTAAATACGCTGCTTTTATATCTGGGTCAATGCTTGTTGTCGATGTAGATGACGATGGAGTTCCACCACCAAGAACTTTAGATCCTAAAGCAGCAGCTCCTAAAGCAGTACCTAGTCCTGCTGTAGTCATACCGCCAAGCAAACTGCCTCCAGCAGCAGCACCTAATCCACCAGCAGCAGCGCTAGTTCCAAGACCTGCGCCTATGCCTCCAAGTGCAGCAGTTCCAGCACCTAATCCAAGACCGCCAACGGTTGATCCAGCAAGACCAGCTCCTAAAGCAGCTTCACCAGCACCCACGCCTAAAGATGTTCCAAGACCAGCACCTAAACCTCCATAAGCAGTAGTTCCAGCGCCAGTAAGACCCAAGCCAGTAGAGCCAGCAGTTAGTCCTGTGCCTGTGGCAGCGCCAGTCCCCATCACATAAGGAGCAGCCAAATAAGCACCGCCAGCAAGTAGTGCTGCTTTACCAAGATCGGTATTAAGAACCTCGTCGTCAAGGCTTGCGCCAATATCGCTCACGGTGTCAATAACACCCTGACCTAAGTCACCGACACCGCTAACTACATCGCTTACTACTCCACCCATATCAATCTCCCTTGTCACACCTGTTGGTGTAGATAAAAGCCTTCGATCCGTCCAATAGTGATATTTGACATTTCTCAGACCAGCCAAATGACTTGGCAAATCTTGCAAGTTTGATGTCATCTTCGCGTATCAGCGCGACGATAGGCTTCCCAATTAAATCCTCTAAAAGAGCAAAGTCCCTCTGGCATCCCTTCTTAGTTCCAGCCGACCATCTTTTTATGTCGATGTGAAACCACAAAACACCCTTAAAGAACTCCAAATAAAAGGTGTAATCCTCTCGGATACACACAGGTACTTTTCCTGCCCTTAATTCTTGCGTCAATTCTAATTCACCGTTTGCCCATTGCGACAACATCAAATCGGTTCACGCCTACACGCCAGTCCTCTAGAACTGCCCCCGTGTATCTAACCTTGACCTGTCTACCAGCAAACCTCACATCTGTCGGTTGAGCTGCTGGGTACGGTCCATAAGTCGTCTCAGTCGCCATCGGGTACATCCGAGTCTTGAAGGACACGACGACCTCACCCAAGGTCTGCTCGTCTGGGATAACCCGACGCACAGACACGATGTTGTCACCGTTACCAATCTCGTAAGGACCAGACTCCACAAATGGCACAGCACCGTCGTACGCATAGCCGACTTCGTGCTCATAGATGTATCCATCTGACGAAATCATCAAAGGATTAGTGAATACACCCCGATCAGTTCCAGTAGTCCGAGACAAAGTGCCAATAGCCCAATGCCTTTCATGGTAGTTGTAGACGACATAGGAGTCGTTCTCATTAGACGCTGCCGATGGATAGAACCAAATGATCTCGCCATACTTTGAGTTGTGTACTGCGTAGACCTTAGAGGCTTGGTTGTAGTTGATGTTCTGGAAGATGTAGTCGCCAACATCTGACACCAAGGGCTTGACATAGCCGTCGTACACCCAGAAGCCTGACTTAGACATCCAAATGGCTGCCGTATCAATGGCTGCGACTGCCTGTGAGCTAATCACGCCACAGCCTGATCCAGCCTTCTCAAACGAGTACACATAAGGTAGTCCGATGTATGTAGCAGCGTGTACATCCACCTCGGTAAAGATTAGATTGATACCGCGCACGCGCTTGCCACACTTGATTGAGCCGACTGAATTTATCTCAAAGCTACCAGCCTGATTCGTTGCGGATGGTGTCCAGATAGTGTTGTTTTCTTGATCACACCACGCCACAAGTCTGGGGTTACCAGAAGAACCCAAAGCAAAAACAAATCTTTCTGCTGTCGTCATCACAGCTTCGCAGCTTGTTGGCGCGTTCACAATAGCGATTGCCTTTGTTGGAGTGGTAAAGCCTAACTGCCACTCAAGGAGCTGACCGTCAGCGTTTGAGCACGCCACCAGATACTCGCCCCATGAGTCCATTGACCAAGTAGTCGCTGGGATTATTCCTCCCAAGTCTGGACGCGCCACACCGTAGGCATAACTTCCATAATCGCCATAACCGTAGCCAGTCTTTAGCGTTGCGTCTGTAATACCGTTTGTAAAGGTTGTGGGCGTGATGTCCTTTAGAGTACCAGCCTCATTCATTGCATAGAGCTTAGTGGGCGTGCCAGCAGCGATAAAACGCGCATCGGAGTTAGTACGCCAAGTCAGCATTCCACGAGACACACCAGTCATTTGACTGGTTGAGCGCTTACGCCACCCGCCCCAAGGTCTCAAGGTGTTCTCGAACCAACGCACAAGGTTGGAGTCAAACCAGCGCCCCGCAGACTGGTACTCAGTACCGTTACGGTAGATTCCTGCTGGGATTTTGATTGGTACGAGTGCCATAGGGTCTAATTATGCTTCCGTTGAGAGGTTTGACACAAACGATACCGTTGCAATGACAGAAGGTACGGCTGGTCTAGTCGGTGAACTGCTGGTTGCAAAGTGCTCAATGCTGACGCTAGTGCTTGTTGGTCTCCACATAATCTCTACATAGTCGTTAGCCGCCAAACTGACAAAGAAGTTAAGAGCGGCAATTAAGTGAGACGGGTCACCTGATGATTTTCTTTGTGATAGGTGAAACCTGCTATTTGAATTGTCAATGTTTGTGCCGTTCTTTTTAAACCAAATATCAGTCTGTCGTATCAAATGTGATGGCATAGGCAGTCGTCGTATTGGCTGCCGTCTGGTCTGTGCCGTCTTGGAATGCCCCGTAAGGGTTGTTTAGAAACCTGCCACCCCGTGGTGACGCAATGGATTGCAAGGCATTGGTTAACTTCAAGAAGAATGTGCGCAACGCACCATTCGTCTGCGCAACCGTAAGACGGTCATACCTTTCCTGCGGATTAGGCAGGTCTGGTACGGCAGGAGTCTGGAGCTGCTGATAAAGATTCGTCATACAGCCTTGTTGTACTCGTCTTGCGTAAGTATGCCAATGGCGTACTTATTCTGTGGTCTGAAGATGGTGAGCTTTTGCTGACGCATCTCAGGCGCAAAGGAGATGTGAGTCCAGCCCTTATCGCCAAACTCATAGATCATCTGGTCAAACTTGATGTTTGATTTCTCAATAGCCTTGCAGACTTCGAGTGGAGTACCAAAGCCTCTACAGGTGAAGTCAATAGCCCAGCCGTCCATGTGACTCGATACCTTGCTACCGCCTACCGCTACATTGACTTCTGGCAGACGAATCCATGAATTGACATTGATAGGACTAGCAAGCAATTCTCTGATCTTCTCCATACCAATGGCAGCAACCTTCATGTTCTCCAGTTGCTGCGCGTTTGGCTGGTTACTGATACCTAGACGGGTTGCGGTATCTGAGTGCGTTGCCTCTTCAAGACTAAAGTGGTCGGATAAGTTCATCTCTTAACCATACCTTTCATATCTTCTGTCTTGTCTTTACTGCCTTGACTAGAGCCAAAGTAAAACGATAAAACTTGACCAGCAGCGCTAGTAATAAACCCAAGCGCAAAGATAACTAATTGCTGCTGATCGTTGGGCGTATCTACAAACATCAACACACCTATTAGACAAAATGCTAATCCAACAACACCCAAGGCAAGAATAGGCACAACCATCTTCTCTAACTTGGTAGCGTTCTCAGAAGTCGCAACGGCAGCGTAAGCCTTACGAGCAGAGTCGCGGTCAGCAGCATCTAGCTTGGCGTACTCCAGCTCCAGCTCTGCTATCTTTTCAGCAGCCTTTGGATCGCCAGCAATAGCCTTTGCAACATCAGCAATGGAATCAGACACGCCAAACTTACTAGCCAAAGCGGTAATAGCAGCGCCACCCAAAGGACCAGCGACAGCAGTTGCCAGCGTGGGTGCGACACTCTTGAGAAGATTGAGTAAGTCATTCATTTATTTCTCCAACATATTTCTAATTTGCTCTTGTAGTAATTAGCCCTCTTATCGTGCTCGCGCACAAACCAAGACGCAATCACAATGATGGCAGCCACCAAGAGTA